TCTTCGAGAGCCTTCACTACGTGCTTCCCGATGAAGCCTTCGCTCCCCGTGACGAGGACCCTCACTCCCACCACCTCTTCGTCCAGATCTCGGGTGCCAGTCCATCGAGGACGTAGTGCGGAGCCCCCCCGTACCACTCGATGAGGTCCAGACCACCCAGATGCTTCTTCTTGGCGGGGTACTCAGCCCCGATGCTGTCCCCAACTGTCTCACGCCACTCCTGATGCGCCGAGTGGGTGAACTTGTGGACGCGACGCTCTGGAGAGCCGAACCACGAGAGGTGCCACCCTCCCCTGAGGATCTGCTCGAACCACCATCGGCTGGCCCGCACAGCTGCCATCTGGCCCATGTCCCTGCGCTTGCCCATGACCGTGCCTGCCCACGCATCCTCGAGGCAGAGGCCGATCGAGTAGACGTACGACGTCATCCGGCAGACAGACACGGGACCATCGAAGGCAGCCACGATCTCCCTGCGCGGGATCTCGTCGAGGTCGCCGTGGAGGATGACCGCGTCCGGTGGCAGGTCCCTCAGGATGGGATCGACCGCGAGGCGCTGGTAGACCTCCCTCCGCCAGAACTCGACCGTCTGCGCGTAGGCCCACATGGCGTACGGAGCGAGCCTCTGGTCCGTGAGACTGGACACGTCGGTCGTGTCCACGGTGACGATCTCGAGGGGGTAGTCCGCGTACCTCTCCTTCGCGGCGGTGAGGTTGTATGGCTTGGGGATGCCCGTGAAGGAGTGATTGGCCTCGATGGCGATGAACCGGTCCACGATGCCGTTGAGCTCGTAGAGGCGGCAGTCGAGCATCTCGAACTCGTCATCGAACATGAACGTGTCGACGATCATGTCTACCTCAGGGCGAGGTAGTCGATGAAGTAGGAGACCGTCTCCTTGACTCCGTCCTCAAGAGGCTTGAGGGACTGAGGGTCGATGCCGATCTCCCTGAGGGTCGCGGGGTCACCGACGACCTTGGACCGCTCGTCCTCCCCGGGGCGCATCGGAAGGTGGCGGAGCTCGACAGGTGGGCCCTTGTAGTAGGAGACCCTGTCGATGACGGCAAGGGCGATGTCGTTCACCGTCGTTTCGCGGCCCGTTCCGGCCTCCACCGTCATGAGGGTTGCCCCCCGCTCACCAGTGACCTCAAGAGCGCGCACGAGGATCCTCGCCACGTCCGCGACGTAGATCATGTCCATGATCTGATCCCCGTCGCCGTAGACCTCGATGTCCTGCCCCGAGAGCGCCCTGCAGATGAAGGAGGGCATGATCTTGCGGACCTTGGACGACCCGAACGGAACGGCAGCACTCTGGCGTGGCCCGTAGGCGTTCAGCGCCCGCACAACGGTCATCCTGCTCTTGCGGAAGCGGACGAACATCTCCACGAACCTCTCGACCGTGTTCTTCGTGATCGAGTAGGTGTTGTTCATCCAGTAGTTGCCCACGGCGATGTTCACGAGGGGGACGTCGTACTGGGCGCACGCCTCGAGGACGTTCAGACCCCCGATGATGTTCGTCTCCGCAGCAGGCCGAGGGTTCGCGATCGTCTCCTGTGTACCGAGTACGCCAGCCAAGTGGATGACTCCATCGGCGTGAGCGACTGCCTCGGTGACTGAGGTCGCGTCTCGGATGTCTCCAAGGACGAGCTGGGAGCCCGCTGGCCCGAGTCGGTGTCTGGTGTCGAGGACGGAGACGTCATACCCACGGCTCAGAAGCTCCTCTACGACATAGCGTCCGATGAAGCCGTTGCCACCCGTGACGAGGACCGTGTTCACTCGATGCTCCCGTTCGCCTTGAGCCACCCACCGAAGTGCATCGTCAGGACGTACTCGTTCCGCTCCTCCTGAGAGAACCTGCTCCCCACCTCCGTGGAGAGGAACTCCTCGATCGCGGGCTGGACACCGTCGATACCCGGCCAGAGCGTCAGGGTCGGAACGTCCACCACGCCGTCCTCCACGACGAAGTAGCACCCGTCCGACACGAAGCCTGAGTAGTTCGTGAGGGCCGAGAGCGTCACGTCGAAGGTGTGGGCCGAGTCGTCGACCACCATCGCCCTGCGGCCACCCACAGCTGCGGTGACGCGAGCGAGGACGCCAAGCGTGCGGTGGTCGCCGTTGATGAAGACGATGTCGCCCTCTTCGCTCGTGAAGGGGCTGAGGACCTCGTCTCCGACGGTCACGACGCGCTGGATGCTGTAATCCGTGAGGCACCTGAGCTGATCAGCGAACCAGACAGCGCTCCCGCCCATGTACGTCCCCAGCTCCACGATCACCTCGGGCTGCGTCTCCTCGATGATGTGCTGGTAGACGCGGAGGTCCTCAGGGAGCTTGATGAGGGGACGCCCACGATAGGTGTCGAAGTAGTGGGCTTCCATCCGAAGCTTCCAGTAGTCGACGAGCTTCGTCTGGAGCAACTGGACGGACGGCTTGAAGACCATCTGTCTCCTCGGGCTATGCCCTGAAGGGGGTGCCGGGGCAGAGCGTGGGCCCACCCCACCCCGGCTTGTTCAAGAGTCTACGCCTCGTCGTACGAATAGTTCACCGTCTGCTGCGTCCAGTTACCCGGCCCTGCGGTCGCCCCGACGGCGAGCTGCATGACGAGGTACTTGGTGTAGCTGTTCAGGTTGTTCGACTGGTACGAGTTGGTGTCCCACGTCGCCTTGTTGTTCGCGGTGTGAACCGTCGCGGACACGTTGGCGAAGGTGGACGCGGCCGTCGTCCCCTGCACGTACGTCACGTACGCCCCGGTGAAGTACAGCGTGGTGGACGAGTCCACGGTGCTGTTGAACCACACCTTGAAGTTCTGGACGTAGTTCTGGGGAGTCGCAGTGATCTTGAGCCGGATCCACTTCTCGTACGAGTTGGTCCCGACCGTGATGGGGTTCGCCTGCCGGTTGGCAAGCAGGTTGGTGCCGTTGTCCGCAGACTCGAGGTCGATGCCCGTGACGCCGTCAGCGGGCGTGGGACCTGCGCCATAGGACACCGACAGCGCGAGAGTCGCTGCCATGTCTGGCTCCTCTGTGTAGCCCTGTTCCTACGACTTGGATGGAGTCTTGGGCTTCGATGCTTGCGACTGTCCAGCCGCCGGCGCGGGCGGAGGGGTGGCGACTTCCTTGGCTGTGAGGACGTCATCGACGGTCACGACGCCAAGGGGCGTGTTCGCCATGAGCTTGTTGTACGGGTTGTTCTCGTCGTTGGGGTCACCGAGGGGAGGACGACCTTCGTCCAGCCTCGCCTCGTTCACCGGCTTCCAAGGCATGCCTGCGAGCGCCAACTTGTTGATGTTGGCCTTTGACATGGACTCCTTGATGTTGAGCCGCGTGAAACGGAAGGCGAGGTTGTTCTTGGAGCCTCCGTACGAACGGTCCCAGACGATCTCCCGCGTGAAGTAGTCCTGCACGAGCGCGAGCAGCGGACGAAGGCCCCGATCCTCGGTCATCTCCATCTGCGTCTCTGACGTTGCCCTGTTGATGTCGAAGGTGATGCCCAGATCCTGAGGGCTGATCCCGTACACGGCCGCGATCTTCCTCACCAGATACTGGAGCCACTCCTGATACTGCATCTCTCGGTTGCCGGGGCGGAAGGGAACGAACTTCGCGCCCTTCGTCCCGCCGATGAAGGCCATCGCACCGCGACCGGCGACCTCGGAGAGCCAGTAGCTCTTGAAGCCCTCGACCATCTCCGGTCTGGCCGTCTCGCCAAGATCGAGCATCCCGTCCGGGGCTGCGTTCGTCACCTGACGGACGTTGTACTGGCTGCCGTTGACCTCTGCGTCGATGGTCGTCTTGAGCGTCTCCAACGGAGAAAGCCCGAGGACGGAGTACGTCCTCGGGTTCGCCATGATGTAGACGAGTTCGTCGTTCTTGAAGGGGACCTCGTACTGGGGCGTGGGAACCCACCAGTACCGCGTCTCGTCTGGATCGCCGTCCCAGAGGGTGGAGACCTTGACCTTCGCCCCATCCGTGCCATGGAGGGCGGCGATGCCACCGCCGAGGTTGCGCTCCTTCTCGATGACGCCAGCGTCGAGGACGAGGATGTCCTCGAGGATCGGCTCGACCCACGACCGGAAGGACTCGACGGCGAGGTTGGGCCTGTTGAAGAGCTCCCTCTGCTCCGCCTGCAGGGACACGTTGAAGTCCTGCGTCTGGTCGAAGGGGACGATGTCCCACTCGGCTGACGAGATCTGCGCCTTGCGGATGTTGACCGCAGCGCGCACCCACTCCGAATGCTCCGCCCAGTTGCGGAAGAGGGCCGCAGATGACTTCCCGACCCTGCCTCGC